GACACTTAATTATTTTAGGAACCGAAACCACAATTGGTAATGTAGGCACTCAAGATAAAATGTTTATAAGATTTTCTGATCAAGAAAATATTTCTGATTATGCACCCACTTCAGTAAACACCGCAGGTACTTTTAGATTAGATTCTGGTGTAAAAATTATAGGAGCTGCAAAAGGTAAAGATTATATTTTAATTTTAACAGATACCTCTGCATATGTTATGCAGTTTGTTGGCCCACCTTTTACTTTTTCTGTAAGACAAGTTGGATCTAATTGTGGTCTAATTGGTCAACATGCTTTACGATATGTTAATGGAGCTGTATGGTGGATGGGACAAGCTGGTGGCTTTTTTGTTTACGATGGTACAGTAAAATCTGTTCCTTGTTTAGTTGAAGATTTTGTATTTACAAATAAAGGCGACAATCTAGGTTTAAATTACGATGCAGGCGAAACTATCTATGCAGGCCTTAATCATTTATACGGAGAGGTATCATGGTTTTATCCTAAAAGTGGTAGCACTGATATTGATAGAGTTGTAACCTATAATTATGATGAGAACACTTGGACAACTGGATCGCTTGATAGAACCACGTGGCATGACTCAACTTTATATAATGCTCCTTATGCTACAGATTTTAATTCTACCGGTGTACCTACCTTTCCAACTATACAAGGGGTTACTAATGTAAATGGATCAACTATTTACTATGCTCATGAAGTTGGGAATGATCAAGTAGATTCAACTGGAGCTGCAACAGCAATTCCTGCATTTATTCAATCAGGAGATTTTGATTTAACACAAGGGGGTGATGGCCAAATGTTTTTAAGCATTAGAAGATTTATTCCTGATTTTAAATTGTTAACTGGTAATGCACAAGTAACAATAAATTTAAGAAGGTTTCCATCAGACACCCAAACATCCTCGCCTCTCGGACCTTTTACAATTACAAGTTCGACTAACAAAGTAGATACGAGAGCTCGTTCAAGATTTGCAAGTGTAAAGGTAGCTAATACTTCAACTAATGAAAGTTGGAGATATGGAACATTTCGAGCTGATGTACAACCAGATGGAATGAGATAATGGCAAAAATTGATGTACAAATACCAGAACCAACTCCAGTCTATACTGAAGAAAACCAAAGACAAGTTGCACAATCTTTACAAACATTAAAAGATAAGTTAAATACATCTTATCAACGTGAACTTAAGAATGAATCAGATACGTTCAATTACTTTTTATCATGACTATACAATATAAAAATGCAGGAATAAATTTATCCACTACGGACACAACATCCGTTTTAACTGCACCCTCTACAGCTAGATGTTTAGTCAAACAAATACAAATAGATAATTCATCGTCAGGTCCAATAAATCTTTCAGTGCAAGTTACTGATAGTTCAGCTTCATCAACTTTTGCAATACATAGAAAAGCCATACCCGCTAACACAGTAGAAAATATAATTTCTCAGACTTTAGTATTAGAAGAAAGTGATATCTTAAAAATGACAGCAGGAACTGGTGGAGAGTTACAAGGCATAATAAGTTATGCACAAATAGACAGATCTCAAGAAAATGGCTAAGAGAAAATTTGTTAATTTTGTCCCAAGACCAAAACCGAGGAAGAGGCCAGGTCGTCACAAAAAAAGACTTAACAAAAATGAAAAAAGATCGTATAAGAAATACAACAAACAAGGAAGAGGAAAATGAGTGATTTACCAAAAATACCAGCCGAAGCTAAAGAAATAATTAAACACAAAAGAACTGGAAAAATTTATGAATCTAAAGCTGCTTTTGATGCTGATGTTGCTGACCCCAATACTGATACTACTAACGATGATTTTAGACAAGATTTAGAAATTAAAGTTACTAAAGTATCTTTGGGTGTAGAAACTAAAAAATAATGGAACCCAGAGGCGCAACAGAATTACAGCACGAACTATTAGAAAAATATGTATCTAAAGATCTGTTAAATAAATTTCAGATCTGTACATCTATTCCTGGTAAGGTTCCGTTAGACCCAAACAAAATAAATATTTTGTGGCAAAAAAATTCTTGGGATCAACCTAATCTTCAAAGTTTTTTTAGAAACAAAGATAGGCATCATGAATATGATTGGTATGTTTTTAACTCTCACTGGAATTATGAAAAATTTAGATATTTTTTTCAAATACCAGAGGATAAATCAATTGTAATCAAAAATGGTGCTCACCACTTTCCTAAAAGAAAAATATATAAAAAGGGTGAACCAGTAAGGATCATGCATCACTGCACACCTTGGAGAGGGTTAAATGTACTATTACTTGCAATGCAATATGTGAGAAATAAGAATGTAACATTAGACGTATATAGTTCTAATGAAGTTTATGGAACTGAATTTGCTAATAAAGCGAATAAAGATTTTATCGATTTATTTGAACAAGCTAAAAAATTACCTAATGTTAATTACATAGGTTTTAAACCAAATGAATACATACTAAAGCATTTGACTGATTATGATTTATTTGTATATCCATCAATTTTTGAAGAAACTTTTTGTGCCTCTGCTTTAGAGGCATTATCTGCTGGTCTTCATGTTATTACAACTAATTTTGGAGCATTACCTGAAACTTGTGCAGAGTGGCCAGTATATGTTAATTATAGTAAAGATCTACAGACCCTAGGACAAACTTTTGCCAGTGCTATAGATACATGTGCTGAGTATCTACATACTAATACAATACAAAATCATTTAGATGAACAACAAAAATATTATAAAAAATTTTATAGTTGGGAGAAAAAAGGAATGGAGTGGGAAAATTTTTTAAAAGGAGCCATACATGTCAAGCAATAAATATATAAACGAAGATACTTATCAAACTTTACAAGAGGTAAATATAGAAACTCAATCAGATTATGAAAAAGCCATAGAGCCATTGTGGAAAGAGGAACCTGAGGATTATAAAAATATTCAATTATTTGTTGCTACTCCAGTTCATAGTGAAGTATCAATACATTACACCCAAGCTTTAATAGAATTTCAACAAGAATGTTTTAAAAAGAAATTAAAAGTTTCATTTCATTTAATTAAATCATCATTAGTAACTCAAGGTAGAAATTTATCTGTAGCTGGTTTTTTAGAATCAAAAGCCACACATTTATTATTTATTGATTCTGATATTTATTTTCAAGGCAAGTCTATATTCGCAATGTTAAAAGCTGATAAACATATAATCTCTGTGCCTTATCCATTAAAAACTTTGATGTGGGAAAAAGCATTTAATAAAATACAAGAGGGTAAAATAAAATCGCCTGATGATATTAGAAGAGCCCTTCATACTTATCCTATGAAAGTTCCTAATCCTAATGATATTAAAGTTGAGAAAGGAGTTATGGAAGTAACAGACTCTCCAACTGGATGTATGTTAATAAAAAGAGAAGTTATAACAAAAATGATAGAAAAATATCCTGACAAAGAAATAGTACAGAAAACTGTAATTAATGGTAAATATGTAAACAAGCCTAATATGTGGAATTTTTTTGATACTTTACATGACCCTAAAGAAAAGACTTATAATGGAGAAGATTTTGCCTTTTGTAAATTATGGAGAGACATGGGTGGTAAATGTTATGCATTTATTAACGATGCAATCGTACATGTTGGAGAGCACCAGTATCAAGGCAAATTCCACGATGAGTTGATAGCTCGTAAATAAAATGGTAATATATGCTATTATTAGGAAAATAGTATATGGATCCATTTACATTAGCGATAGCCACATTTGGTGTACAAAAACTTAGAGGAAAATCCACAAGAAGAGCATTAAGAGATGCTGCTATCGTAGGTGGTGGTTCTTATGCCGTAGGAGCTTCAGGTATTCTTGGTCAGGGTAGTACATTTGGAACTGGTGCACCTTTATCTGGAATTCAGAGTTTGTTTGGTCAAAAAGCTGCAATGGCACCAAAGGGTAATTTAGGTCCAAGTTTTTTAAATAAAGCAAATTTGCCTGAAGGCACTGTAATTGGTACAGATAAATTTGGTAACGAAATTATTTCAAGAGGTGGAGAACTTTCAGGATTAAATGTTAAAGAGTCAGGGGAAGTTTCAAAAGGAATCGCTGCAAATTTATTAGAGAAAGTAAAAGAAAAACCTATTCAATCTGCTTTAGTAGCTTCTAGTGTTCTGCCTTTATTTGCAGCCGATGAAGAAGTTAAGCCTCCTTTTTCTGAGGAAGATTATGAAAAAGAATACCAAGAACAAGCTAAAAAATTAGCAGGAGCTTTTAAACCAGTCGCTATGAGTGATGCAATGCCTTCAAGATCTGAAGTTTTTGGATCAAATATGTTTTATGCAAACCAAGGTGGTTTAGCAGAGATGGTAAAAAATTATAATAAGGGTGGTGTTAATTATCTTCCGTCAAAAATAGATCATGATGAGAATGATGCAAATAATTATATCCGAGCCCAAGGTTATGTAGAGGATGGAGCAGGTGCAGGAGATAAAGATGAGGATACAATGTTAGCTCAACTGGCTGATGGTGAATTTGTGTCTAGAGCCGATGCGGTTTTAGGAGCTGGTATTTTGTCTGGTGCAGATCCTAAAAATTTCAAAGGTATGAGAAAAGCGGGAGCTGATTTTTTTTATAATCAACAAAAACAATTTAAAAGAATTTACGATATAACAAATGCAAGCAAAGAAAATTAAAATAAAAAAAGAAGTAGAGGTCTTAGAAATCTATGCTCAAACATTAGATACCTACTGGGATCTTTGTGAGTTCATGTTAAGAGAGGGTTTAAAATACGATGGAGATCCTATGAGTATTGAAGATTTAAAAAAATGTTTAAAAGATGGCTCAATGCAACTTCATTTAATGTTCGGATCTGATGATGGAGAGGGGTACAAAGTTTTTGGTGTTTGTGTTACTAGAATAGTATCTCTGCCTAATTTTAAACAATGTGAAGTAATTTTGTTAAAAGGTGAGAAAAGAAATTTATGGCAAGATAAACTTGCTAACAAAATAGAAAGCCTTGCAAAAGAAACTAAGTGCAAAAGAATAGCTGTTCATGCAAGGCCTGGATGGCAACCATTTTTAAAAACAAAAGGTTGGGAAGTAAAAAGATATTTATATACTAAGGAGATCAAATAATGAGTTTTATTTTTGGCGGTGGTGGCGGAGGTGGATCTCAATCCACAACTGGCACACAAACAGCAATAACAAGAGAAGCACCTGGAGTAGAGGCTAGAAAGTTAACCCTTTATGATGAAGCTGCAAGATTAGCTGCATCCCCAGTAAATTTACCTGCTCAACAAGTAGCACCTTTATCACCTATAGAACAAGCTGCAATAACTCAAGCTGGACAAACTGGTGTTGGTAGCGCTGCAGTTACATCAGGAATAGGTGCATTACAACAAGGTATATCTGCTCCTAATATTTCACAATTTTTTAATCCTTTCCAATCTTATGTAACTGATGAAATAAATAGACAATCACAAATCGCACAAAATCAATTGGGTGCACAAGCTGTTGCAAGTGGAGCATTTGGTGGTGGAAGACAAGGAATTGCTCAAGCAGAATTAGAAAGAGCTAGATTAGCTCAAATAGGTCAGGCGCAAGCTCAAGGGTTTCAAACTGCATTAGGCGCAGCACAAACTCAACGACAACAACAATTAGCAGCTGGATCTGCTTTAGGTGCCTTAGGTGCACAACAACAAGCCATGTCTCTTGCAGACATCCAATCTCAATTAAGAGCTGGTGCTTTACAAAGAGGATTAGGTCAAGCAGCGTTAGATGCTCAAAGACAAACTGCATTACAAAGAGCTTACGAACCTTTCCAAAGAATTGAATTCTTAAAAGGAATTATGACTAACTTACCAACAACACAAAGTACGATTACAGCATCCACGGCCCCTGGTGTTAATCCGCTTGGACAAACTTTAGGTGCTGGTTTAGGTGCGTACTCTGCGTATAATTTAATGCAACCGAGGTAACATGGATTCTGTATTAACTAGAAAAATGTTTAGAGATAGATATTTTAAAATGCACAAACCTAAACAATTTAATAAAGGTGGAATTGCAAATATCCAACACTTTCAAACAGGAGGTCTATCTCAAAGAGAAAAAGCTATTGTTGCTGCAACTTTTGCAGCTCCATTATTAACTTCAACTCAAAGACAAGGTGAAAGTATGATAACTGGAGTTGGTAGAGCTTTTGGAGAAGGTCTTTCAAAATTGCCTGCAACCTTAATTGAATTAGAAAAAGCAAGACCTGAAGGTGTTACAGAGCAAGTTAGACAAGCAACTGATGCTGAAAAAACTCAACTAGGTTTTGACGTTGAAGATAATGTAAACGTAAAAGTAAAAAATGGTGTCATACAAAGTATAGTTTCTAAACCCACAGCTGGTGAAAGAGATAAAGCTGCTGATAGAAAAGATGCTCTCAGATCAATAGATGCAATTATTGAAGGAACACAAAAAACAAGAACAGGACCAGTATCAGGTAGATTAGCAAAAACAAGAGCATTTTTAGGTTTTGATTCTGATGCTGCAGATCTTAATATAGAGATAGGAAATTTTAGAAAAAGTATTATTAAAGCATTAAGGGGTGCACAAGTTGGTCCTGCTGAGGAAGCTAGCTTTAATGAAATATTACCATTTATAACAGATCCACCAAATATAATTAGAGCAAAAATGAAAATTGCAAGAAAGAAATTAGAAACTATTGAAGCTCGATTGAATCCAAATGGAACTGTGGCACAACAATTGGAAGCTGAAGAAATAGCAAACCAAGATAGAGAAATTTATGAGAAATTTGGTGTAGCTTTCAATTTAAGTGAAAATTATGATCCAAATGTGCCTATGTATAATTTAGAAGGTGCTTTAGTGGAGTAATGTATGGGAAGAGTAAATATACAAGGATTAGGTGTAGTAGATATAGAAGGGGATGCACCAACTGAAAAAGAATTAGATACTTTCAAAAGAGTTATAGAATTGAGAGGTGCAGATAAACTTACAGATGGTCCTGCTGAAGAATTAACAGAAAGTTATATTCAATCTCCTGCATTTAAAAGACTATTAGTTGAGGCTGGTTTATCAATAGCCGGTACAATTGCTACTGGTGGTTTAGCCTTACCTGCTTTAGCTGTTAGAGGCACTATGTTAGCTAGACCATTTTTAACACAGCTCGCAAAAAGTTCATTAGGTGCTGGTGTTGGGGGTGGTACTGGTGCTGCCGTATCACAAACTTTTGATCCGAAAGAAGATATCGTCAAAGAAATTGTAAGAGCAAGCACAGAAGGTGCTTTAGCAGAGGCTATTGGTGCTCCAGTTGTTATCAAAGGTGGACAACTAGTTACTAAATTGTTAGGGGCTAAACCTAAAGACTATAGTGATTTATTAAAAGGTGCAACACAAGCAGAACAAACTTTACAATCCAAATCCTTAGAAATTTTAAGAGGAGAAGATTTTAAAAAATTAAGAGAATTGAAACCAGAAGAATTTAAAAAAGTATTAAATCAAACTTTTACAGATGAGAAAAAAATAGCTGAAAACGTAAGAGCTTTTGCAAAAAGAAATAATATTGATTTAGATGATAAAACACTTAACAAATTAAAAGAAACAGCAGAAGAAGTTCAATTAGGTTTAACTCCAGGTATTAAATCATCAAATAGAACTTTAGAAATTATAGAAAATATTTCACAAAAATCTTTAATAGGAGGAGGTTCTATATCGAAAAGATATGGTGCACTAAAAGATATAGGAGATCTGATTGCAAAAGACACAGTAAACGAATTTAAAAAACAAGCTAACTCGGCACAATTAGGAAGATATTTTTTAGAACAACTTGGTGGAGCAAGAGGTACTTTTTTAACAATGAAAAATAAAATGTATCAAAGAGTTGATGACATATTGATGAAAGGCGGAAAAGATTTAAAGAACCCAGAAATTATTCCAGTAGAAAATGTTTTACAAAAAACAATAGCAGAGATTAATAAACAATATACAGAAGGACTGCCAGAAAATTTAGCTAAAAGATTTAGAATCACAAATGAAAATTTAGCTAAAAGAAAAGGTTTATATAGTTTTCAACAACTCTCTAATTTAAGAAAAATTTTATTAGATGAACAATCTGCAACTTTTGTAGGTGGTGAAAGAGCTGCTTATGGAAAATTAATTGAGGCTGTAGAAAAAATATTTGATGATAAAAATTTAATGAAGTTAATACCGAGTGAAGCTACCACAGCTTTAAGAGAAGCTAATGAATTTTATAAAGCTGGAAGTGCAGTTTTTAGTAGAGGTTCAGTAAGACAGATTTTAAAAAACGCAGCCGATGATGGTTCAGTATTTGGTAAGGATGCTAAGTCTGTGCAACAAGTATTTAAAATGATCACTGGTCAGGATAATGTTGAAACTACAAAAGCATTATTTAGAGAGATAGATGCTATGGCAGGAACAACTTTTAAAGGAAGAGAACGAGATACACTTTTAGGACTAGTAGTACCTGGGACTGGTAAGACTTTGATTTCAAAAGCACAAGCTGAATCTCTAAAAGAATCCATGAGAGGTCAGTATCTTTTGAATGCTATAGAAGCTGCTGAAAGTGGTAGTACACAATTTGGTAGATTTATTGATGCAAAAAAGTTTGATAATTTTTTGGGTAAAGGTGAAGAGAAATTAAAAGATTTTTTGTTCAAAGGAGAAAACGGAAAAAAATTAGAAAATTTACGAAACACTTTAGCGTTTGCTCAAGGAGACTTATCTAGATTACCTGGTATACCTGGAGGTGTATTTATACAATTAAAACAAGCTGGTGCAGCTGGAACACTTTTATCTTTTGGAGGTGCTGCTGGTGCTGCTGGTGTTTTGGGAGGGCTTGCACCTGCCGCTGGTATTTTGTTAGCACCTGCTGTTGCATCAAAAGTTTTATTGAACCCTAAATTTTCAAA